CGTAAGTCTTGTTTATCTCTTGCTTTTTCAAGATTGATATAATCATTAAAATTAATTACTGCGGGAATAACAGGAGAAAAGAAAGGTCTTTCTTCATAAAGTTCAAAATGGATACCAATTTCACTTGGAAGTTTTACCCAATTTGATTTTCTCTTTCCTTTTTTATATTTCTTATATGCATCTTTAATTTCTTTAGGAAAACCTTCAAGTGCGACTGCTAGTAGATCATCATCAGTCATTTTATCAAACCATTCAAGATTTAATTCAATGATATCTACACCAGTATAACTTTTATATCTTGATCTGCAATAAGAATAAGGCAAATCTTGAATACAATATTCTCCGTTTACTTCTTTTACTATTCCATAATATGCACCGTCAAGCAAAACTTTTAATGCAAAGCGACGGCATAACTGTTCAAAATTAAGAGAATTGATAAATTCAAGCGCTTCAAAATATTTCTCTGCATTTTTCTTTTCAGTAATCTTACTTTTATTCCCTATCATATGGGGAATAAGAAGTGGAGTATAATATAAAATTGTTGCATAGTAACATAAAAGTTTCTTGTAAAATCCATTTGAGTAAAAGAAAAAGTTAGATAATTCTTTTAGTAGCTCTGGATCTCCAGTTGCAATAATTTCTTCTGCTTCTTCTTTAGTATAGGCCGTTACCTTTCTCGCACGAGGCCTATTACTAAAAAAATCACTTCTACTTTCATAGTCTTCGGGATTTATTGCAATATAAGGTTCACTATTTTTTGCAAATTCTAAAAATCTATTAATGGGCTGATTAGTTTCTTGAGTATTCTTTTTTTCTTCTTCCACTAATTCTCCCTCCTTTAATTATAAAAGAAAAGAGTACGCTTTCCTTGACGAGAACGGAGTTTCTTATACCATTCTTCTTCTAGTTCTTTTATGCGCCAGAGTCCATATTCGAAAGCCGAAAATTTATCTTTCATCATATTAGAATTAATTTGTTCAAGTTTTATATCATTACCTGCACCTTTTAATTTTAAATTCGCCATTTCTTCAAATAAACGAGTGGTCATTTCGTGTGGTAATATGCGCGTGATTCTTTTCTCTATCTTCATTGATTGACCAGTTTTAGAACTCATTAAACGAGTTTTTATTTCTTGTTCACGAACAAGGAATTTAACTTTACCACTAAAGATTTTATTATAACAATTTCCATCTATTTGTGGTTGAAGTGTTGCATTTGCCTTTATACCGTATATAAGAGGAATATTTCGAGGATACATTTTTTTAGAATGAGAATCCTTTACTGCACCCGCATTAACTGAACAATATCCAGGATAGGTTTTTCCATAAACGGGGTCATAGGTTTCTTGAGCCAAAAAATCTACAAGTCCAATTCCAAGTCCATTAGCATCTATTACTAATTCTTTTGGTTGAAAGGCATCTACAAGTCGTTTAATTTCTAAAGACTGTATTGGAAGTGCTTTTTCTTCTTTCGTTTTTCCAAGCACTTGAATATTTACTAAATTACAAGTAAATTCTGATTCATGTGGAAATACTTTAAAAATACAAGCTACGGTTTGACAATTAAGTCTACCTATATCCACTGATATAATGTAGAATTCTTTGCCTCCAACTCTAATATTTTGTTGTCGTTCGGGGTTAATTAATTTTCTATATTTTGTCATCTTGTCATAATCGAACCAACTATCATTTCCGCCACCTGTCCAAAGTGCCATATATTCACGTGCAAAAGAGTCTTCTTTATAAGTGGGACTCATTTTGATTTCTCTCATAAAATTACGGTCAAGTAGGCCCGCTTGCATAGGTACTCTATAATCACACCCCCATACGAAAGCAGATTTAGGAGTAATTATCTCAAGTTCGAGTATTTCTATGAGCTTTTGATAAGCATAGGAATTCTTTTGTCCTGCTGATGTCATAAAATACTGTGCTTGGTGAGGTTCTTTTGGATTTACCAGGCCCGCACGTGTTCTTCTATTAACATTTAAAAGCGGAATTACAATTTCATTTAATGTGTCTCCATCGTGGTCTCTAATTTCGTCAACAAGTCCAAAATGACGACGTCCACCACGAGTGGTATCTAACGCGCCGACGACATCAAAAATTGAACCATTTCTAAAAGTCATTTTAACGTAGTCTGCGCCAGCATTGTAATTATCCCCAACTAATTCTTTTCGTAAAAGAGGGAATAAATCAAGTATTTCATCAATTTTTTCTTTTGCGATTTTTGCTGACTGTTCTTTCTTTGGCGCGCAAATGAAACATTTACTACCAGGAAGAAAAATACATTTTAATATCATAGCCAGCATAGTAATGAAAGTTTTTGAAAACGCACGAGGCGCAGTACAATAATGATAACGATATCTTAAACATGCACGCAGGAATATTTTTTGATAAAAGAATAATCTAAAATTACTTTCGACAGGAGTTATTAATTCAATAAACTTATCAGGATATACAGTAAAATAATTCATATATTTAGTATACAAATCCCAGTTCTTTTCAATTCTTTCTCTTGTCATTATTGCGCCTTTTTCAAGTTCAATTCCATTTCGATAATAATGAAAAGTACCATTATCATCTTGCACAGTTTCAATTTTAGTAGTTCTATCTTTTAATTCTATGTTCATACACCTGCCTCCTCGTCGAAGTCATCATCATATCCTTCAGCGTCAAAGTCATCAAGTTCTTCTTCGTCAGGAATAGCAAGTATAGATTCTTCCATAGCATCTGCTGCTTTAAGCGCTTCAATTCTTCTATCAACATCTTCGCCAATACCAGTCTCATTCTTATATAAATTACGAATCCAAGTTTGTACATCTTTCATTACTGTATCAACTTGGTCTCTCGGCGTGTCATCATAAAAGTCATTTAACCAACCTAACTTTTCACAATATGCAAAAACTTCGCCAAAAGAATCAAAATCATTCGCATTTTTAATATTCTTTTCTGTTAGGCCGGCAGATTTACGGATTGTATCATAAGACTTTATTAATTTATCAAAATCTTCTCCGCCACGAATTCTATTTTCAATAAGAAGTTTGATTTTACACAATTGTTTTGCATCATCTGCTTGAAGTTTACTATTAATATTTTGAGTTTGAAGAATTCCTTGATAAAGATCTTCTAAATATGCGATTTCTTTGTCAAGATATTCTTCTCCCCATTTCTCTCTTAACTTCTCCATATCTGCATCCTTAAGAATAGAAAAAGCATTTCGTAAATTTCCTTGAGCCAGCAACCCTTTATACTCTTCATTCATTTCTCTCCAATCTATCATTGGATAATTTTCAGTAAGAGTGGTATTTACGTAAGTCGATAGTGCCGCAGACCCATTAGCAGTCGAATACTCAATCCATCTATCAGGAATAAAAGGAATATCTAACCATCTACATAATTTATCTACAAAGTCTAAACTTCCATCATTCTCATCAATCATATCTTCTAAACATTCAATACAAATAGGAGTTTTATTTTGAGGAAAGAACAAACTTCTTGCAGGCAAAAATTCACTCGCAATTTTATCCTTTCCACATTTTTCACAAGTGTAAAATAATCCACTCATTCTTCATCATCTCGATTTTCTGTCGGATTATGAGAATCGGTTGGCGGCGCGCACTTCATACGAAGTCTAGTTATCTTATCCAACCATTTCTTCAATTCTCTCCTATTTTCTCTATTCAACTTATTCCAAGCTAATACAATATCACTCTTCATTCCATCATAATCTGTTCTAGGAGTAAATTTTGGAACTGTTACCATTTCTCCAGTTTCCTTATTCTCAACTTCTGCATCAGTAATATCGCAATATCTCACATTCAATATTTTCATTAGTTCCCAAAGTTCTCTAGTTTCCAAATATCCTAACTGTTCATATAAATCTATTTTCATTCTCTCACTCCTTTTTCTTTTCTATTCTCTTTAATCTCTCGCAATTTTTACAAATAGATGCATATCCATCTGCATTACGAGATCTCTTAGAAAAATCTCTTTCATCTACTAATTTCCATTCTCCACATTTTCCACATTTTTTCCACTTATTCAAAATCTCTCTATTCATATAATAGTCAAAACGTAGTTGCGCGAAGTCTGCAATCTCCTTACAAATATGTTGTTTGTAAATAGTAGAAATATAATTTGGAGAGTGCGTTGTATTAAAATTTTTATGAAGATAGTCCGCAATATACTCATTACTCTTTTTTTCTATCTTCAATTTTAATATTTCTTTTTGGACTTCTGTCAATCCGCAATTTTCTTCATACCATTTCAAAGTCTCAAGAATATTTCCAAGTACAGATTCAGGATTTTTATCTGCTTCTTCTTCTAAATCCATATAATTCTCATAAAGAGTATATATGTGTAAAGGATCGCAAAAGTTAAGAATTGTAGTTGCGGCCGCATTAGGTTGGTAGTCGATTTCTACTAAGTTGCGCGGGTCCTCAAATCTCATTTTATTTGAAGGATATGTCCCCATTGGTCTAATATCGAAATCACTTCCAACTTCTTCCCACGGCACTTCTTCTCCAACTTCATAAAAAGACTGAGTTACGTTAGTTTTTGTTCTACAAATAACGGGTTTCACACTATCTTTAAGAGTGAATTGTTGACGGCGCAACTCTACCAGAAGATGAGAATATTCATATAATTCTCTATCTGTAAGTTTACGAACAGAGTCGTCTTTAATTTTACCTTTATTTACGTCTACTAAGTAGGCAACCTTATCTATCTGCTCCCATAACTCCTTCATACCAGGGACGTCCGCATCTTTTTCTCTATCAATAGTAGGTTTTGGATGTTTGTATTTGAGTTCATTATGTGAAAATGCGCGCTCATCGAAAGTAGGACTTTCGAGAAGAGCTTCGAGACTTTCGGGTTCTTTTCGTTTATAAGTGTTATGTTTTGTTTGGATTTGGATCTCTTTGCGGTCAACCGCAGAGGTTCCGTCTTCGTCTTTTCCGAATAAAATATAGTTTGCGATAGTTTCTAATTCTTTCTGTGTATAGTGAGTTCCATAAGGGTCTAAGTATTTATTTACGAATTCTGTACGTTCTGCGGCAGTTTCAAGGGTAAAATCTAATTTTAACATTGAAAGTAGCCTCCTATTTAGTTGCGGCCGAGTCAAAATAAGAAATTTTTATTATTCGACCTCTCTAATTTTTATTATACCACATTTTTTACAAAATGTCAAATTTTTGGGAGATAGTAATAGTGGGAGGTTTCAAAATTTACTTTGTGCGGGAAATTGAAAATTTATTTTGTGCGAGAGATTTTCCAGGGGACGCTTTCGTATTTGATACCACTATATATTGATACTAAAGGTGTACCCCACCACTATATATAGTGTTTTTCGTTTCGGTATGCTCTCCGCCTTCCTTTCGTCAATTTGCACAAAAGAACATATTAAAAATATAATGTTATTGTATAAATTGCACAAACTTTAAAAAATGCGATTTTTTTAATAAAAAAGTGTTGACAATAGTAAAAAAATGTTTATAATAATAAGTGTAATCGGCAAACGGTTACACAAAAAAACTTTTTAAAAAGGTAGGTTGAAAAAATGAAAACTATTGAAAA